TGCCAGGATATGCCTGTCTAAAGAACTCTGGGTCTATGGGAGTGTGTGTCAGCGTGTCAGCATCACACCATGTCAACCAATCAGTGTCTATGTTATTGGCCGCGTGTTTTTCAGCAAAGGGTTTCCAACAGAAACGGACGGCATCCCAACGGAACTGCTTGTTGGGCTGATATACTTCTGGAGGTCCTGCCTTGCCGTGTGCCAAGGGATTGTCCTTGTGTCTTGCCAAGAACTCCACTAGATTGGGATTAACAGCCAGTGTGTCAACGAAGCGAACGTTTGATTTTGTCTTTGTTGGATTACAATTTTCAGTATACACAACTAGATCAACTTCATCTGGCCAATACTGCTCAAAGGTATCAATCATCCTTTGGCCATATTGTTCCATGCCTGCCTGATGAAATGTGGTTATTAAGGTGTGCTTCATTGATTTGGATAAATTATTATATTAGCATATATTTATAACCAATGAAAACGCTGGCATATTTTCCTAATTCAACCGCGAGAAACTCTAAACCTGTCCTAGAGGCATTCCTGGACTCAGCACGTAGCAAGTATCAGATAAAACAGGGTAGACTGGATGCTGACGTGGCAGTGATATGGTCATGCTTGTGGAACGGCCGTATGCTACCCAACAAGGCCATATATGAGGAATACCGTAGGCAGGGTAAGCCCGTGATCATATTAGAAGCAGGTGCCCTAAAGAGAAATACGACTTGGAAGATCGCTGTTAATAATATCACAACAGAAGGACACTATGGTCATACTGAGAACTTAGACTGGGATAGGCCAAAGAAATTAGGCATCAAATTAGAACAGCAACAGGGTAACAATGGCAAGATACTGATCGCGGCACAGCATCACAAAAGCCTACAACTACAGCACCTAGCATCGCAGGAACAGTGGATCCAGGAACAGGTCAAGACGATACAAGAACAGACAGACAGAGAAATCATCATAAGAAGCCATCCACGCAGTCCACTACTGATACCTAGTGAGATACCTAGGAAGATCACGGGAACCTATGATGACTTTGATTTTGACGCCAGTTACTACTGTGTGGTAAACTACTCAAGTGGTCCAGGAATACAGGCCGCCATACAGGGCACACCGGTTATAACTAGTGAGTTAAGCCTGGCACATCCCATAAGTAACAACATCAACAGGATGAGACAGATGCGGAATCGTGCCACGGATCAATGGCTAACTGAGATCTGCCATACGGAATATCTAGTGGATGAGATACAGAGAGGCCTATGGCTGGATAGATTGGAACAATGGGTTTGAACAAGACGACAAGACAGTATTATGAGCAGAATGGTATCCACTGTGCCTGCGTGATACATGGCGAATACTATCCATGGGAGTACGTGGAGAAACTGTACTCGTCATTACAGAGACACTTCAGTTATCCCGTACATTTACACGTATGGACGGAAGCCGCTCGCGACGTGCCCAAACATTTCATAAAACACGAACTACGTGACCTGGGAGTCAAAGGACCCAAGAAGTCATGGTGGTACAAGATGCAGTTGTTTAATCCCAAGGCTCACAAGGGTAGGCTGTTCTATTTTGATTTGGATGTCGTAATAACCAGCAACTTGGATTGGATGCTACATCTGAGTGAGGACAAGTTCTGGGCGGTGCGTGACTTCCGTTATCTTTTCCGCAAGAGCAAGAGTTGGAACTTCAACAGCTCGGTCATGGTGTTCAACACGGAGACATGGAGCGGACTATGGAAGAAGTTCAAACAAGCCAGTGATTACTATATGCGACAGTTTAATGGTGATCAAGATTTCGTAAATACGGAGGTACCGCAGAATCACAAGGGCTTCTTGGATTGGAACAAGATCAAGAGCTTTCGCTGGCAGGTGCAGGACGGTGGCATAGACTTCATATATCGCACATACCCCAATAAGGGTAAACCCAGAGACCATATATTTCATGATCTCAGCATAGTCATATTCCATGGTGAGCCCAAACCACATGAAATAACAGATGATGACGTTAAAAGACATTGGCGTTAGCATAAATAATAGCATTACGAAGGAGATTTCTCGAAATGGCGAATAGAACTTTTAAAATGATGGGAAGGGCATACGCGGCATCAGGTGATGTCACGGTGACCTTGACAGTAGATGGAACACAGGTGTTTAACAGCACGGTGAGTACACAAAACACAGCATTGGGCGGTCCACCGCAATTCTCTGATCTCAGTGAATTAGTGACATGGACCCTGGACGAGTCAGTGACCGGAGCCAAGTCAGCGACATTAGCGGTCAGTGGCGGACAGTTCATCATGGGTCCGATCAAGTGTAACGGGGCACACAGTCACTATCAGAACTGGGCAGATATTGCTAACATGGATCCATCGAACGTGACCGCTGACGAGCAATCAGCATTCGCTGATCTAGTGGGATCAGACGCACTAGGAGCAGATCTTTATAACGCACTCAAGGCAGGAACGGTAACGAACCCAACGGATGCACAACGGGCAACAATGGACGCGGCTGATCAGGCTGGACCAATGAATACCGTGGATTACGTATGGTTACTAGCAGACAACGACCAAAAGGCATCAGCACAGGTCAATGGCGTCGACCAACCTGGTTGGGACGATGCTGAAACGTCAGCCAAGAACTATCTCATGTTAGAGGATGGTGATACCTTGACAACGACATGGTCGATCACTCCAACGGATAACTATCCAGAATATCACGTTGACGTCATGAATTTAGCATAGATCACGACACGAGGAACTTCACAATCAACCCTACCTTGCGTAGGGTTTTTTGTGGTTTTTTTGCCACAAAATATCACTTGACACAAAAACCAAAATATCATATAATAACACTATGAATAACTTCATGGGGGTAATATGGTAGCAAAAGCAATCAAGTTCAACAAGAAAGAATCAGACGAGCAGATAATAGAACGCATAGGCAAGCGTTTCTCGATATTAGACGACATGACCAAAGCCTGTATCACCGGTGACGTCCGTGCTATGATCGTCGTAGGCCCTCCAGGTGTGGGCAAGTCATATGGTGTTGAGCGACAGTTGGAAAAGGCAGGCATATACAGCGAGCTGGGATCAAGACCAAAACCTTATGATGTGGTCAAGGGTGCCATGTCAGCGATCGGTCTATACTGTAAACTGTTCAACTACAAGGAAAAGGACAATGTCCTAGTGTTTGACGACTGTGACTCTGTGTTACAGGACGAGCTGTCGTTGAACATCCTTAAGGCCGCACTTGACAGTAAGAAGACCCGTAAGATATGTTGGAACACTGACAGTTACAAACTACGCAACGAGGGCGTTCCTGAGACATTCAACTTTGAGGGTTCAGCGATATTCATCACCAACATCAAGTTTGAAAATGTCAAGAGCAAGAAACTACAGGATCACCTACAGGCCGTGCAGTCAAGATGCCACTACTTGGATCTAACATTGGACAGCAACCGAGACAAGCTCTTACGCATCAAGCAGATAGCACGCACAGGTGCCCTGTATCAGGATTATGACTTCACTGATGCCGAGATGGAGGAGCAGTTGGACTTCATCGAACACAATCAGGACAATCTAAACGAGCTGAGCCTGCGTATGGCACTCAAGATCGCAGACCTCAGGAACGTTTCAAGATCAAATTGGAAGGAAATGGCAGAGGTCACCTGTATGAAACGCAGATAATTTGGCTAAATTAGTTTGACAAAAGGCCTGCTTCACAGTATAATTAATTTATATGAAGCAGGCTTTATTACATGTGCTCGACGAGGTGAACGTCAAGATCGAGGGACTGGACCTAGACGTCCGCAAGAAACTATCCGACACGTTCAAGTTCGAGGTGCCTGGTGCCCGTTACATGCCAGCGGTACGCTTGGGCAGATGGGACGGCAAGGTGGGCTTCTTCCAACTTGGTGGATCCACATACATCAATCTACTTCCTGAGATATTGCCCATACTCGAGGCATACAACTATGACGTTGATCTCGAGGACTATCGTGACTACCAACGCAGTTATGAGTTGGAACCCGTTGACGAGGACAGTTATGCGGACTACGTATGGCCGCCGGGACATCCACAGGCGGGCAAGCCGATCATACTGAGAGATTACCAGGTCGAGGTCATCAACAAGTTCCTTGACAATCCACAATGCCTACAGGAGATAGCCACTGGTGCTGGCAAGACACTGTGTACGGCAGTGCTGAGCCATAGATGTGAGCCACACGGCAGGACCATTGTGATAGTTCCAAACAAGAGCTTGGTCACGCAGACCGAGGACGACTATGTCAACATGGGCCTGGACGTCGGAGTGTTCTTTGGTGATCGCAAGGAGTTTGGCAAGACACACACTATATGTACCTGGCAGTCATTGAACATCCTATTGAAAAAGACCAGGGCAAAGGACGTGGACATCACCATAGACGAGTTCCTACATGACGTGGTATGCGTGATGGTGGATGAGGTACACATGGCCAAGGCAGATGCTTTAAAGACCTTGCTAACGGGACCAATGAGCCGCGTACCCATACGTTGGGGTCTGACTGGCACCATACCCAAGGAAGAATACGAACGCATGAGCTTAAGATGTTCGATCGGTGATGTCGTTGGTAAACTATCAGCAAACGAATTACAGCAAGAGGGCGTGTTGGCCAATTGCCATGTCAACGTGTTACAATTGGTGGACCACACGGAGTATAAATCATATCAAGATGAGCTTAGGTATCTGCTAGAGACTGAGGAACGCATGGAGTACATGGCCAAGTTGATCGACAAGGTCAGGCTAAGTGGCAACACTCTAGTTCTAGTTGATCGCATCGCACCAGGCAAGAAATTAACAGAGCTGATTGATGATGCTGTGTTTGTCAGTGGTGCGACCAAAGCAAAGGATAGGAAAGATGAATATGACGAAGTTGCGACAATGGATGGTAAGGTTATCATCGCCACTTATGGTGTTGCCGCTGTTGGTATTAATATCCCTAGGATTTTTAATCTTGTTCTCATTGAGCCTGGCAAGTCTTTCGTGCGTGTTATTCAGTCAATTGGTAGAGGCATTAGGAAGGCTGAGGACAAAGATTTCGTCCAAATTTGGGATATAACCAGCACATGTAAGTTCGCCAAGCGACATTTAACAAAACGCAAGGCATTTTATCGAGAGGCAAATTACCCATTCGAGGTAGAAAAGATTGAGTGGAACTAACGATTGACAGACACGACTACGTCACGTATAATAGGAGTAACATGCAGATACTAACATTAGACAACGTGAAATATGATCTCGACACCCTCCCGGAGGAAGTCGATGACATGCGTTTCAGCATCTTGGACAACAGCGATCCAAGCAACCCAGACTATCATTGGATACCTTTGATATTCTTAGAGTCCTTCAATTCACCAGCACTAGTATTGAAGATAGGCAATCACAAGATACGCATGCCGGTGGACTGGAGCATACTGATAGGTGAGCCCGACGTGGGTGACCTGGAGGTGCTACCACTCACCAGCATCAATGACAGGGGGTTCAGGGCGTTCCAATTCAACAGCCTGACGGACTTCCGTCCCAGTTTCTTGGACATAGAGATAGTGGATGTCTATCAGGACGTGAGCTGGTATAGTCCCAAGTTAAAGAACGGGCAGTTATTGGCAGTACCATTGAGCGACGGACCACAGCCCGAGTGCTGTTACTTCGTCAAGGACATAAGCCGTAACTGTGAGATAGTTAATTACACGTTATCATTCTAATGGCAGATAAGAGCTCACCCTTATACATCGGTAATGAAATGGCGGCCTATGATCGTAAAGATCGAGACTACTATGACAAGTTTACTGATGAGGAAAAGAAACAGTTCTCAACTTACTTAATGTTGAGATATGGTGCTAGTGTAGGTGGCAACAAAGACCTACAGGCATATTACTTGATGGCAACTAATAAGTTTGTCAACAAGCATTTCTTTGACTTAAACAAACACACAAAACTACAGTGGTTAATGTGTACCACAGTATCACCTAACATGGGTAATCAGTTTCACTATTGGTTGGCGGCTAAGAAGAAAGAAGGCAAGTCAACTAATAAGTTACGCAAGGTTGTGGCATCATTATATCCAAACATGAAGTCGGATGAAATGGATATGTTTATGTCAATGAACACGGAAAAAGAGATAAAAGAATATTGTAAGGAGTTGGGTTGGACCGATGACAGGATCAAGTCAGACTTTTAAATGTAGGTATTGTGAACGTGAGTTCCGTAAGGAGACCACACTGGAAGTTCACGTCTGTGAGCAGAAGCGTCGATATCAGACCAAGGACGATCCAGCCACACGTATAGCATTCCAGAACTTCTTGGCATTCTATGAGACCACACAGGGCTCGGCAAAGAACAAGACGTTTGATGACTTCGCAAAGTCAGCATACTACAGGGCATTCGTAAAGTTCGGCAACTACTGCGTCAACGCCAAGGTCGTGGCGCCCACACGCTTCAGCGAATGGTTATTGAAACACAACAAGCGTATAGATTATTGGGGCAGTGACAAGTTGTATGAGGAGTTTCTCAAGGAATACGTGTACAGGGAGAATGCCACTGACGCATTGACACGTGCATTAGAGACATCCGTTGACTGGGCAGAGGATACTGATAATCCAACGGAACACTTCCTACGCTACGGCAACTCCAACAAGTTATGCCATTATGTGACAACGGGCAAGGTAACAGGATGGACCATATTCAACTGCGAGAGCGGACATGAATGGTTGGAGAGTTTGAATCCGGAACAGTTGGCCATAGTCTATGACTTCCTGGATCCGGACAAGTGGAGCCGTAAGATAAGGGACTATCCGGGAGATACGGAATACATGAAAGAGATGTTAAGGAAAGCGGGATGGTAAAATTTTCCACAGACGTAGACATAGACTTCGCTGATAGAGACACCATACTGAAACTGATCAGGCATACTCCTGCCATGCAGATCAATGACGGTAATGTGCGTAGGCATAACAGTGGGGTATATGTCACAGATATTCCCTACAATCCATTGACTGAGACTGCCAGCATAGACTATCAAGAGGCAGAGGAACGTGGCTACTTCAAGATCGACTTCCTCAACGTAAATGTCTACAAGTTGATCAGGGATCAGAAACATTACGATGAGCTCATGGCAAGAGCTACGCCGTGGCACAGGCTAAAGGACAGATCATTCTTTGAGCGTGTGATACACATAGGTAATCACTTTGACTTGGTGAGGGGGTTAGACATAGACAGCATACCGAGAATGGCAATGTTCCTAGCTCTGATACGTCCGGCCAAGAGACATCTCGTGGGCAAGTCCTGGACCGATATCAGCAAGGACATATGGACACAGAACAACGACGAGTACGCATTTAAGAAGTCACACGCGGTGAGCTATGCGGTGTTGGCAACATTACACATGAAGTTACTAGATGAAGATTTGGATACACAAGGACAGTAGGCTAAAAGATATCCTACACTTAGAGGCATGCGAGTACGAGACCCTCGAAGACCTCGAGAAGTTACCCGACGATACCTTACAGATCATACCACTCATATATGATGAGACCACATTCCTAAACTACATCAAAAAGAGCCAAGCCAACATAGTATTGGAAAACCCTTTCGAAGGATCAAACACGTTCGTAAGAATGTTAGACACGGGTGGACTTTTAAAGGACACATTAGCAGGACGCTATTCTACAATAAGCACAGGAGAGATGCCGGAAGGAATAAGGAACTGTAACATACAATAC